CAAAGCCAACATTCCAATAATGATATATTATTAAACCCTTACAGCGCACCATTGAGAGATGACCGATTAATAAACGCGGATAATTATAATGGTCCAAGAATGCCGATTAATCAACCAACACAATCACACGATACTACATATAGACAAATTGGTATTTTGACGAGAGTTCAAGGTGGAGAGACGATGCTCCCATTAATGGGTCGCCCACTCTTTAGTAATAGAGACAAATGGAATTTTTACACTATGAACGATAAAAATAATATGATTAAATTACCTATTACGTTCAAAAATAAAAGTTGCACAAACGACCAGGGTTGTGACAACGTTTATAACGGCGATAAAGTATTTGTAGAAGGGTACAACGATATATTCAAAGTAACCGTATATGATAATAATGTAATGCAATACATACCATACTTATGATAGTATAACCGTAATAATACAGTCTATTCAATTGCTTAATGTATTTTAATTGATTAAAATTAATAATATTTTTAATTGTAAATATTATTATTTATAAGTGGATTTAAACAGATGAATTCAGGGACTTTGTGTATGGATTATTTTTAAAAGCCGAAAGTAATCCTGGGTCCATTCTGTTGGAATTATATTCCGCATCATACCCAGCAGGCACATTCATTTCACCCATAAATTGAGATGATGGTATATGATTGGGTCCGCCAGTAGGTAACTGCTTTCTATTATTAGTTATAACACTTTCATCTCTATTCATTGACATGTTGTTCTCATTATTGAATAAACTCATGGAGCCCTGGTTAGTTCTGGATTCGTATGTTTTATTTACATTATTACGCTGTGCATATGCGTTATTGTAGGGACGCAGACCAGTATTAGTAGCGGCACCATTACCAATATAGTCTTTATTGGTAGTATCACGCTGATTTTGAACGGGTTGATGTTGCTCGAGTTCGTATTCAGTACGCTGATTCTGTCCCTGAACGTTAACATAGTTCAGGTCAATTTTACCAGTAGTCATCTCACGATTGGTAGTCTTTGTAATATCATTATCATTATACATATGACCTGTCCTTGGACCACCATTAACATTACCCGATTCTCTTAAATTACCAATTGCGTTTTCTTTCCTTGTAGGCTGTAAAATATCCAGTAGGGGAGCAATAACCGCTTTAGCCATACCATAAACACCTCCCATAGCAGGCATAGATTGAACGGTAGTTCTATTATTAGGCAGTAATTTATAATTTTGGGAACCATAGTCATTTGGGTTTGCGGAACTTTGACCCGCCGCAGTAGCGTTAGAAAATGGGAGAGCGCCTAAATTTTGTTTTTTAGATTCCTCAAATGTAACATCGGTATAAGTTGCATTGCCCGATAATGCGCTGGTGCCTCCACCATAATACTCCCGGGTTGTTTCCGACCTATTTTCTACAGGCATAATTTGAGTGCTTCTAATGGTAGGTGCTTGTTCGGCACCGGTTGTAGTGAACCACCTGTTAGGACCAGACTCAAAATACTTTTCAGGATTACGTTTTTCTGTTTTACCGATGATGTCATTAGAACCACGAGACTGTATGTGAGAAGCCGCTGGTCCTTGGCGTCCGTTTAAATCAAATGTTTGCTTTTGGTTGGTGTCTACCCTTAACTCGTCTACGGTTTTAGGCATCCAAGTATCACGGGACATCATACCTGCATTAAAACCACCGTTGCCGTCAGTTCCACCAGTATTAACGCCGTTTTTATTTTGTTTGCCGTAACCTTGGTCTAAACCAGGACCAACGCGCTGTGGTTCCCATAAAGTAACATTATTCATTTTATTGGATTCATTCATCCTGGATTGAATGAAGGAGGTATTATTGGCTGTGCCGTGTGTTAAATTTACATTCTCGTCGGGTTTGAATAATGGAGCCTGCTCGCTTTTGCTAAATGCCTGGCTCCCGTATCCTTGCTTTGTGTCTAAAATTGCCTCTGAAGTGTTAAAATCCGCTGTAGCACCCCTAATTTTAGCACCAAAAAAAGGCTGCATATTATTATGTTTGAAATTTTTAGGGTCAACAACTTGACCGTTCATAAGTGATACATCATTTGTTGATTTATTGACTGGTGGTTTGAAATATTTATCAGTATGCTGATTGGGGTTATTGTAATGATTATTTGGTTCCATCATCGCCGTTTCAACTGGGTTCATAGGCTGTCTAAGTCCCATATGGTTGTTGGAGAAACCCTCCTGTTTATTATTACTGGATCTCCCTGTTAAAAACTGGTCTTTTTGCTGTTCCGCCTCTTCCTCCTCTTGCCTATTTGCCGCATTTTTTTCTTGTTCGGATAATATGAATAGACTTCCTAATACTACTATTGGTATAGCCAGTGCCGCCATTATATAATACTAAAATATATATTTATTATTATTTATTTCTATAAATAATAATATTTATTAATTCAAATCGTATAATCAATTTTTATAGTTTTTATTAAGTGTATAATAATCTTTCTCTAACATTCTGGACGGGATATTATTATTGAAAGGGATACTAACGTTTTCTTGTGGATCCATTAATAAATAATTAAAGTTATTTGGGGAATTAATAGAATCTGTCTCTCTTAGGGTCCAGGCAGGATTAGTGGCTCTTGGTTGGTGTGTAATTTCAGTCTTATTGATGGGATAAACATTTTGGCTATAGACATTATTCTTATTATTGTAGTTTTGATAATTATTTTGCTGGACCGAATCAGTATTTAATTTTCTGGTTATACCCATTAAATCACTTTCAAGTTCAGTTTTGTTCTGCGATAAATTAGCACCCCACTTTTGAGCCCGTAAATGTGGGTCATTCATAAACTCGGGCTTATCACCTGTTCCAGGAGCATTAATTTCATAATTTCCTATATAAGTGGATTCTTCTAAATATTTTTGTATTCTACATGGGTCATCATGAAAACGAGTGAACGCCATAATTATAATAGTATATATTATATTACTATAATTATTTATACTGTTATTAATTACTTAAAACTAAAAAGTTATTAAATTTTAAATATGATAGAATTAGACCGAGAACTATTAAATAATAATATTAAATCCAATAACATCAAAGAATTGATTGAATATGTTTCGTGTAAATTAAATATACACAACGAAAGACTAACTATTGTTAAAATTGATGAATTTGAAACCGAAAAATTAAAAATTGATAAACGTAATCAGTTCGTAATTTGCTTGAATAATTCTATACACGAAACTGTATCTATAAATAATACATCATTCGATGAAGTTTTATGTATTGATAATACCAACGATATTGTTATCAATTCTAAAATTATATATACGGACATTATATTTATTGTTTTTAATGATAATTGTAAAAATTCAAAGCATAGCAGCGAATTAATTAACAAATACAAATTACAAGACCCATCGCATAATATTTTTGTAATAGATGAACCTGATATTATTACTGAAACCGATTGTGATTATTTCAGGGCTATTATAAATAATAATATAGAGAATAATATGGCGATATCAAAACAATGGGAAAAGGGCAATAATGTATCTTGTGATACTTTTTTAATTAAAGACGGTATTCGCTGCCAATCGGCCAATATAGCCACATATAAAGAGTTAAAAAATAAAACAAACAAAATATTTGAAAAATTACAAACATACTTACTTGATAAACACGGTATTGTTAGCAAAAACAATTCTGGTTATCAATTCCGCAAAATATATGGAGCGACAAGAATACATAAAGACGGCGTCTATGATACAAACAATAAAATAGAATTAAATGTAACCAGAGTAGCAAGCGTTATTATTTGTTTAAATGATGATTATGAAGGTGGCGAATTTTATTTTCCAGTCCAAGATATAAAAGTCAAACTAAAAAAAGGTCAAATACTGGTCTTTCCACCTTATTGGACGCATCCACATTTAACGATGGAATTAAGAAACAGAACATATAGATATACAATTAATACTTGGCTATTTGAAAACTGTGATACTATAATATCAAAACCCAAGTAAATTTTTACAATTTCATAATATACCATAATCCAAACCATTTTGGTCTATTATCAAATCCAACACCACCACCTGTATGTTTTGTACCTATCAAGTGATTATGGTTTATACTGTTATTTTCTAATTCAATTATGTGTTTATGATTTATATTCTCGTTTGCTATTTGGATGATGTGATTATGGTCTATGTTGGTTTGTTCTGTCCCAACAACGTGATTATGGTTTATGCTGGTTTGTTCGGTTTGAATAAAGTGGTCATGGTTTATGCTGGCTTGTAATGTAGGTGCTACTTCGTGACTATGTAATATACTGGACGTCGTTGTTATATAAGTGTGTTCGTGTGCTACACCGCCAGGTGTTACCTGTGTAGTATGTGTATGAGATGTATCAGTAGCAGCACTAACTACTGTTGTATGTGTGTGAGTAGTAGAATCAAGAGTATGTGTATGTTCTGTCTGTCCGTAAAAAGGGTGAGTAGAATCAACTGTCTCCGTGGTATGGTCATGGGGAGCATTAGCTGTTTGAGCACCACCTGTGAAACCACCTGATAATTGAGATGCTTGTATATCTCCCTCGTCTTGGTCGTCAAGTAGCAGCGATCGGGTTCCAGCTGCCCCACCGGTATTCGAATAAGAAAACTCAAAGCTCAGTCCGTGACCGTGTGGCGCGTCACTCGATGCTATAGAGTGTTGGTGGTCGTCACCCAGTCCAGAAATGTCCATTATATGATTATGTGCGATCTCATCCAACGTAACTATGTGCCCATGTATCTCTGTTACATGTCCCGTCCAACTACCTAAATCAGTTTGATTATCCGCAGTATGTGTATGTGTAGCAGTCACTTGTTCTGTAACCGCCCCGTGAGTGTGGTTGAGATTTGTATCTTGTGATAATATCAAACTCCCTGTATGACTATGGGAAACATCTGTAATTTGGGAAGTAGCAGCGTGATTATGTAATACATCAGTATTTTCAAAACTAGCATCGTGATTGTGTAATACATCAGCATTTTGAGAAGTAGCACCGTGATTATGTGGAATATCTTTAAATGCGCATGATGCGTGGTGTTCGTGTGGAACATCGGTATTTTGAGAAGTTGCTGCGTGATTGTGTGACGGTATATGAGATATGTCTAATGTATATGTATCATTTCCACCAGAAGAACCAGCAATGTAATTTGTTTCGCCGTTATTACCAGAACCAACTACAAATCTACCTAATAAATTAGGCGTTCCATTGTTTCCGTCACATATAGCCCATCCAACAGGAGTATTTGAACTGCTTCCATACCATAATGTAATTCCACCCTTTGGCATATGAGCGAGCGATACACCACCAACTGATAGTGTTCCCGAACCCAAATTAAGACTGGAATCCTGGGTTAATACATTTCCATTTCCAGCACCGTTTATATTTAAATTTGAACCACCAGCAGTGGATATATTATTGCCTGAAATAGTTATGCTTTCAATGACTACCTCTCCTAACTGGGAATTAATAACTATTTCTTGAGAACTACTGATATTCGTCTGTAGAGATGCTGAGAGGTCAACTTGTCCTGCTGCCGTATTTAACACTAAATTACCCGAATCAGTATTTATTGTACGACCGTCAATATTAATATTTCCAGCATTTACAAAAGCAGACGAAACTACTCCTCCCTGCAGACCCAACTCAATATCAGTATTATGTGTTTTCCAATGATCGCCTGGATTATTGTATGAAAATAGTTTATCTACAGTAGATGAATTGGTTACGCTAATTCCACCATCATCAACATGTGCTGATGTATGATTAGCATTCACCCTTATTATATTATCAGTGATATCAACATTCCTAAAATTAATAAATGTTGTTGTTCCTTTAATGTCTAAACTGCCCTTTATAACTATATCTCCATCTCCGTTGGTTTCTGGGTCTATTATAAATTGGGTAGTTATAACACCATTTAAACCTGGTTGTTTTTTTGTATACATTTTACTGGATACTATCGCCGAACCTGTGGATTTGGTTATATTAAGAACTCCTGAAATATCAACATCTTTATTAAAAGATGTGTCATTATTAACCGATAGTTTATTCATAAAAAATAAATCGTTTGATGTTCGTAATTCGCCGGTTATATCAACGTGGTAAAGCGATGAAGCATCCATTGCTCTTTTTGAACCACCCGCTTCTGCGTCGTAATAATCAAGCACATTATTATCACCCATCAATATTAAGCCACCCGTAGCAGTGATAGATTTATTAATTGATACATCACTTGTTATAGTAAGGTCGCTTGATATTTTTAAACTTCTCTCTGCGTTCTCAATAACAAGCGCTGAAATATCATTATGACCGTTTCGTGTATAGTCACCCATATAAATAATTGGGGTTTTATCCATATAAATAGTTCCAGGACCAACGTGGATGTCTTTCCACATATGGTCTATGTCCCCCAAACTATGTAATAGGTCGGTTTTTGGTATTAATCCACTTCCGACTGTGTCCGCAGATAAATCTCCTAAAACAACTAAATCTTTAGTTTTTATAGTTCCACCACTTACGTGAATACTCTCCTCTGGAGTAATTGTATTTATTCCTATTCTATTTTCGGAAGTATCAATTATAATGCAATTATTTGAATTTTCTGTAAAAGTATGTCCTGGTGAAATTGAATTGACCGTGGCTATTATTTTGCTGTAACCCGACATTTATATATTATATTATTTATGATAATATTTAGATATTTTTAATGCTAAAAATTATTTTAAAATTTTATTGAAATAATTTTTATTACTAATTACCATAAAATACTAATTTATTTACAGTTTCATTATATACCACAAACTATACCATTTTGGTCTGTTATCAAATGCTTGTCCTCCACCAGTAGGCGAAGTCCCTATCACGTGATTATGGTCTATATTTGTTTGCGTAGTTTGTACGATGTGATTATGGTTTATATTGGTTTGTGTTGTTTCTATTTCGTGATTATGAACTATACTGGTTTGTTTCGTCCCGACAACGTGGTTATGGTTTATACTTGTTTGTTCGGTTATAATATTGTGGCTATGGTCTATGCTGGTCTGTTCTATTTGAAGTTGATGAGTATGATTAATATTTGTTTGCTGTATGGTAAGTGAATGCTCGTGTGCGTTTCCACCTGCGGCAAGTGAAAGTGAGTGTGCGTGTTGAGTTGTGCTATTAGATACCGATGTAGTATGTCCGTGCGTATCTTGGTTTACAGTATGTAGATGTTCCGTCTGCCCGTAGAATTCGTGAGACGGACCTACAGTTTCTGTTGTATGGGTATGTGTAGCGTTGGCTGTTTGAACTCCACCAGTAAAACCACCAGCGAGTTGAGCTATATCAAAATCACCACTATCTTGATCGTCGGTCATTAATGATGCTGTTCCGGTGCCACCAGCACTGCTGGAATGAGCAAACTCAAATTCTAAACCGTGACTATGTGGTGCTTGACTTACAGATATAGAATGTTGATGTTCCGCATCAGTACCCGATGGATTCGCCGTATGAGTATGCGAGTTTGGTGTTACTTGAACCGTATGTGTATGGGCAAAATCAGCACTCGTTACAGTTGTATCGGGGTGAGTATGTGTGTCGGTGGTTGAATCAGTTGTACCCGCGTGACTATGAATAACATCAGTAGGCAAAGAATCCGCCGCACCGTGGCTATGACGCACATCAGTATTTTGAGAAGTAGCAACGTGATTATGAATAATATCGGTATCTTGAGAACTTGCGTCGTGATTATGGGGCACATCAGTATTTTGAGAAGTAGCACCGTGACTATGTGGGACGTCCGTAAATCCACAAGAAGCATCGTGATTATGTGGGATGTCTGTATTTTGCGAACTTGCGTCGTGATTGTGACTTGGTAAGTGAGACACGGCTAAAGTATAACTATCCTGCCCACCGACCTGATCTTCGGTGTAAGTAGTTTCAGTATTATTACCAGAACCAACTACAAATCTACCTGATAAATTAGGCGTTCCATTGTTTCCGTCACATATAGCCCATCCATTAGGAACATCAGTAGAATCACCATACCACAACATTATTACACCCATTGGGACGTGTGCGTTCTCTACACTATCTACTGTAAGCGTTCCCGCTCCTAAATCTAAATTAGAATTCTGGGTATATATATTTCCAGAACCAGAAGTTAGATTCAATCCTGTCCCCTCCCTGGTAGATATAGTTCCATCCTTAAACGTAATATCTTCTATGTTTACTTTCCCGACTCCTCCACCACTACCAGCCTGTATTGTTGTTTGTTGGGAAGATGTGATATTTACATTAGCGGATGATGATACTTGAAGATGTCCTGTTCCGGCTGTTAATACTAAATCACCAGCACCAATTCTGCTAATTGTATTCCCGTCTATATTAATATTATCAATATTCATAAAACCAGCTCCCATACCACCTGTCCCGAGTTCAAGATCTGTATTATTAGTACTCCAATGTTCACCTGGATTATTGTATGAAAATAGTTTATCTACATTAGAATCATTGGTTACGCTAATTCCACCATCAGTAACACTGCTATGGTTCGCATTCATTCTAATAATATTATCAAAGATATCAACTTCCGTAGAACCAAAATAAGCAGTTGTACCTTGTACGTCTAAATTACCCATAATAACAACCTCTCCCGTGGTCGCATTATTATCTCCTGCCGGGTCGATAATAAACCGCGTAGCGGTAACTCCTTGTGAATTGGCTCCGCGAGTAGTATACATTTTAGTAATAGCTGTTTCCGACCCATCAGCATTAGTTAGTTCGGTCATATTAAGAACGCCGCTAATATCCACATCTTTATTGAACGATGAATCATTATGAACCACTAACTTACTATTAGCGAAAGATACATCTCCCAGAACAGTTAAATTACCGTTAATACTAACATCTTGTAGAAATGAAACATCTACCGACATATTCAATTTACCGGCGAAAGATATATCACCAGCAACATATATGTTGTCCGTAATATATACGTCTCCGTTGATAGAAATATCTCCATCAATATTTACGTGGTTCATACCCGATATATCTAAAGGTCTGCCTGAATTATCTATCATAAGAGCCGAAGTAACAGTTTGACCGTCTCGTATATAATCACCCATACGAATAATCGGGGTTTTATCCATATAAATAGTTCCAGGACCAACATGAATATCTTTCCACATATGGTCTATGTCACCCAAACTATGCGTATTGGTTGTTTTTGGTATAAGAGAGCTATTAACATTATTTACTGATATATCCCCTAAAACTATTAAATTTTCAGTTTTAATAGTTCCACCGCTCACATGAATTTGTACGTCTGGAGCGATAGTATTTATACCTATCCTATTATCAGAAGTATCTATAACAATAACACTATTTAAGTCTGGAACAAATTGATAATCAGGGGTTATTGAATTTACGGTTGTTAAAATTTTATTGTTACCACTCATTTATATATTATTTATGATAATATTTAGATATATTTAATCCTATAAATACTATTAATTTAATTAACATTAGGGAAAATTTATTTTCTCTCATTATTTCATATAAAGATGAAAAAACATATGAAGTCTGACGATGGTCTGTACCATATTAACGGCAAGAAATACGAACTGCTCCGTGGCTCCCGTGCGCAGGTATGGCACGGTACCGCTTTCGCCACCGACTACGGTCTTAAGAAAGAAAACCTGGTATTCAACAAGCGCGGTCGCTATGTTTCCAAGAAGAAGCACACCCTCGCCAAAAAGGAGAAGCGTCTAGAGAAGCACGGATATTTCACCAAGAAAGGTAAATTCGGTTTCGTCAAACGCGACCCATCCAAAACCAAGAAAAGGCGCTGAATAAATCCGCTATAAATATGTAGTGGTTTTCTATACAAATTAATATCTACGATTATAAATTAGATATTAATAATTGGCGTTTAGGAAAAAAATTGATTTAAATTTCATAATTTAAGATTTAATCATATAGTAATCCTTTATATGACGCAGACAATCGTTAGTTGGAATGTCGCTGGGCTTCGTGCGATGTTGAAGAAGGACAATATGTATCAAATTATTCACGAAAAGAATTTTGATATTATTTGCCTACAGGAAACAAAAGCAACTGAAAGCCAAGTTGAGTTGAACGATGAACTAAAAGAAACATATCCGTATCGTTATTGGAATTCTACTGATGGAATAAGTCAGCGTAAAGGATTGAATGGAACCGCCGTTTGGTGTAAAAGTCCACCCATTAAACATATGGATACACCAGATTTTGATGTGGAAGGCAGAATTGTGTCGATTGAATTTGAGAAATATATTTTGGTGAATGTCTATGTTCCTAATTCACAAGAACTGGATTCAAAACGCTTCAACTTTAGAAGTGAGTGGAACCAAAAGTTCCTAAATTATCTAACTGAACTTAAAACTATCAAATATGTAATCTTGTGCGGAGACCTAAATGTAGCACATTTGGATTTAGATATTAGTAAGCCTAAAACAAAAAAAAACAAAGTGAGTGCTTTCTTTGATTTTGAGAGAGCTGATGTTGGTTCTCTGATTAAAACGTTGGATTTCGTAGATGTTTATAGGTGTAAGAACCCGAAGGAACGAAAATCTACATATTGGTCTTACTTTTTAAAAGCGGAACGCACTGCCGAAAATGGCTATGGGATTGATTATTTCCTAATCTCGCGGGAATTATTTGAAGCCGACGAACAAATTAATATTGAAATATTAAGCGATGTGTATGGTTCAGACCATTGTCCCCTTGTTTTAACTATTGATGTATGAATTAAATAATATTTAAGTAGATTGAAATACCTATATATAATTTTTTTTTGATACTATGTATCATATTGAAGTTCTAATATTTACTGAGCGGACGCCTCGGCAGCAGCAGCCTTTTGAGCAGCCATATGCTCATCTACGCGGAGCTCCTTCTTCAGGAAGTCCATCAGCTCACCTACTGTGGTGAACTCGTCTGCGCTAATACCACCACGCTTGGCGATTACGTGGATCATGTTAAACATAAGCGCACAATATTTGGATGGTACTACCATAGTCTCTGGGAGTACAATCTCATTCTGCGCTACAGGGGTCTCGGGGGTCTCGGATACTTGCTCCATATGTATATTATATATCTGTATATTCTTTAAATTATTAAATTAGAATATTTAATAAATTTATTATTACGCGTAATTATTTGATATAATTTTATATAACTATTTAAAGATTAAAGACAAATTATTATAGGATTATAATATGGCTCTGGAAAATAATTTAGCAAGTTTATCTGTAGATAGCAGTAACGAAACTAACGCAAATAATGTTTTAACGATTAAAACCGTTCAAATCGCACCCTTTAGAATTTTAATGACCGCCTTAAAGGATATTCTATTAGACACTAATATCGTATTTACCAAAGAAGGCATTCGCATCATCAATATGGACAAAACACATACCATTTTGGTTCATTTAATACTCAAGGCTGCTAATTTTGAGTTTTATGAATGTAAGCACGATAAAATTATCGTCGGTGTAAATATGTTTCATCTATTCAAACTTATTACCTCAATTGATAATGACGACACACTCACTATTTACATTGAGAACGACGATTACAACGATGGTGTAGTTACTGAACTGGGTCTTAAGTTTGAAAATGGCGACATTAAACAGTCCAAAATTCAAAAACTGCGACTAATTGAGCCAGACCAAGACGAACTTGAAATCCCCGATGTTAAGTTCTCGTCTATCATTAATATGCCCTCTTCCGACTTTCAAAAAATCGTAAGGGATCTGGCTAATATTTCCGAGAAGTTAGAAATTAAGTCTGTCGGTAACGAATTAATTTTCAAGTGTTCCGGGCAGTATGCGAAGGCAGAGATTAGGAGGACAGAGACACAGGGTTCAATGCAATTTCTTCAAAAACTTACAAGCGACACCGTAATTCAGGGTGAATTCTCGCTTAAGAATTTAGTATATTTCATTAAATGCACTAACCTATGTAATCAAATTGAAATCTTTTTAGAGAACAACCGTCCTCTTATTGTGAAGTATGATGTTGCTTCACTTGGTTCTATCCGCCTATGTTTAGCCCCACTACCACCCGCAACTGACTAATGTAGTGGATACTTAATATATTTTTTATAATCAAAAAAAATATATTTTAACGATTTAAAAACATGTTAACAACTATATTAGTAGTATGGGTAGCGATAGCGAGAGCGATTTCGATTATGAGGAATTTGAGAGGGGTAAATTTAATTTTAAGCATCTACCTTATAGCGATTGTATTAATTACGAACGCCTTGACCTAGATGAGTTGCGTTGCGATAGTGTTATTCCAAACATAGATACTGTTGGCAATAATATTATTCCAAACATAGATACTGTTGGCAATAATATTATAGTTATTAAAGACAGTAGGGTACAGTAGGGTACAGTAGGGTACAGTATTATTACTACGATGACGATGGGGAATATCAAATCTATTATAAGAAGATATATTATTATATAAGTGTCCCGATGGGAGGATTAGGATTAACCTATAGAAATTTATATAGCCAGATGGAAACACAATATCTACAGAATGATTATAAGAGGTTCTATTTTCATTATGACAGTGATGATAAAGAATTTAGACCCCGAGGCGACAGCAATTTTATTGAAATTTTAAGGGAAATTACCCCAGTAATGTATGAACTTTGGTGTGGTAGTTAATTAATAAAATATTTTATTAAATCAAAAAAAATATTTTAGTTCTTTTTTATTCCTTTTCGTGCTATTTGAATGTCCCAGAACAACGGATTCTCCTTAAATTTTTTAAACGCACCATTTTTAAAACATTCTTGGTCTCTTGTTCCCAGTAAAAACCTAACAGCGTTGAAATCCTTCCCCATATTACGCTTTAATATATATATGTATCCTGACGTGCCGAGAATACTAATTATAAAACAGGTCACAAATAGAAAATTGTTTACTTTTGTATATAATTCAATTTTTTCATTGTTTTTGTCTATATTCCCAACCGGTTTTCTTTGTAAATCGTTGATGAATAATCCTATTATATAGATTACCGCAAGTATTATTATACTTGTTAATGTAATAATTGTAGGTGCTCTATTAATAAAAATAAACCAGAAATACAATACAAAACTTTGAGAAATCCTATCTTTAATTGATAAGTTCTCCTGTATTAATCCTACAAAAAATAACATAATGAAAAGTCCTACTGCGTGCTTGAATAACATATATTCCTTCATAAAACTTCTAACACCGCACGAAAAAATATCACCTACATAATTAGCAGCAATTATAAATATAAATATCGATAATTTACTAACAATTTGAGAATAATTTGTTAAGGTATCATAATTTATCATATTATATATAATGATAGATTATAATTTAATAGAGAATATCGTGTCTCTTGTATAAACAGTGTTGGGGTTCAATATCGCATAATTTATCAATATTGAGTGGATCTACATTTACGCTTTCTTCGCTTTCAACCACATTATTACTTACATCTGTTTTGTTGTTGTAATTCACTTTACTATTATCATTCGTATTATTCTTTTCTAAACAAGCAAAAATATCATGTGTCTTTAAAATCGCACTATCCTTCAGCCAAAACTTAATAATACAGTAGTTTTTTTTTGGACTAATAGAAATTCCATTAATATTCTCCATAATATCTTCATTGTCTATTAATGTCCCGCCAATTAAATAATAATTCAACTTTTTCCATACCTCATATACACTATTTTCATCTATTTTGTAACATAAACAACCACCCTTGCTATTGCCCGAGTCTTCCCAAATTGGTTTTATATTATCCTTCATAACAAATAACATGCATTTCTCTACCAGTTCTTTATTTGTATTTTCAATTAGCCTGATACTATCCTCTAATGTATCAAATGTTACTACTTTCTTATAACTACTAATGCTCCAATCAACGTCGTGAGGTAAATGCAACCACAGAGTCCAAGTATTATTTAATTTATGCATTAATTATATTTATTGAAATACATTTAATATAATTTTTTATATATGTTTTTAACTCATTATTGTTAATCCTACGCTTGTTTATTGAATAACGACACCGATTTCGCAAAGTAATTATCTCCAGCCGCATTTATCAGATTATCAACTATATTATATTTGATTGGGTTATTTGATAAATCATATTCGTGCGTGACTGTTAAATCATATACATTATCCACCTTATCATAAAAGTTATGTCTGTGTAAATCTCTGTCTAATCTTCCCGTATCATTACCAGAATTATCTAAATCTAATTCACCACCGTTATTTATATCGCTATTACTCGGAGTTGGTTCTGTATCGACTATTATTTCATCCGGCGACGAACGGACTACTTTCAATAATAATGTAGAAATCAAAGTCATCATAATAATTGGAACAAATACCAAAAACCACGCAATTACAGTTAAACCAATATCACACATAATATTTATAACCGTCGCAAGAACTAACATAATAACAAATTTCATAAACGCAGTATCAATTACACCTGCATATATATCAAGTAATATTTGTATTAATGAAAATCCGATAAAAATAACGGTTGGAGCACATCTTGATGATAAAATCATATTATATTTTAACTATATAATATTATTAGTATCGTAATTAATTGTTTATATTTACTGTTTTGTCTGTCCGCTATGAATACTTTCACATAGGCGAGTTAGAATATCTAATTTTTGATCTACATTTAAAAAACCCATATTTAATTGTTTCTCATCTTTATCTTTAATATCCAGAGTGCAAACAGGACGCAGTTTTAGAGTAGCAATTTCCTCATCTTTTGCCTCAAGAGTTTTGGTTAATGTCTGTAACTGCTCTTGCTGTTTTTGCATAATCTGGACAATTTGCTGGTTGTTTAATTCAATATTTTGTCCGTTTTGGTTTAGAATAATTTTACCTTCCTCACCCTGTTTCTGTTTCTGTCCCTCATTAATCTTACGCCTTTCGTCTTCAATCTCCTTCATCTGTTTTAGAACGTCAGGCTTGTTTTTTGCCTCGCCCGCCTCATAATTTTCTAGTAGTCCATCAATTATTTCTGTATAAAATTCCTTCATTAAAGGCTCTTTTACAAATTCATCCACCGTTCGGGGTGACTGTTTTTGAAATTGATTGGTTCCGTTTAGAAGCAGTTTTTTCTTATCAAATGTATTCTGTGTGTGCGAAAATACAAGGATTGTTTTTTTTGGTTCAAGTTGGACGAACGGAACTGTATAATTTTTAAGAAACGCCTTCTCTTCCGCCAGAGCAGCATGGTCGTCATAGCGATGGTCGTTAAGTAAAGCACGCTTAAACGCAAATGTTCCTGCAGTGGCGTGATTTGCGTTGTATGGTCCGAATTGCCACATCTGCTGAATGTGCTTAAACCAGATGTAAATTTCACTCGCACCAGCACACAGAGCATTTGGGTGAGTTACTAACATATTTACAGCGTGAGATACACGCTCCCCGGGATAATAGTCATCGTCGTCCATATAGACAATAATGTCTCCACACGATTTTTCGTGCATTAAGTTACGCTTTTTACCCAGAGACATTTTTGTATCGTATTTAAAATACTTAACCTGGGGAATGTCTTTAACTAAATCCTCAATTAAATCCGTTCCATCATCAATAATAATCCATTCCATCCTATCCATGGGGTAGTCTTGATTTTTGAAATTATTAATACACATCTCCCAAAAAGGACGCCTATTAAATGTTGGAGTGCATACACTAACAAATGGTAGTTTCTCCTTTACCTGCTTACTCTTCGTCTTCTTCCCCATATTATATTTTTAACGAGCGTTATATTTATGTGTTTTTTATAACTATATATATATTTTATTATATTGAATTCTTCATGCCTTTGAATGCTTTTAATGTTATAATTATCACCAATATCATAGACATTACACCGGTTGTAGTTTGATCCAGCGAATTCGCTGAAGCACCTATTACACCCATAATAAATAATACGGTAAGCAGATCTGCGTGGCTCTTTAAAATACTGAAGCATTCCAGAGGATTACTTAAAGGAATTAAAAACATATTAATAAAAAGGCTGAAACTCATATATATTGAAGACACAATACACATTAGGGAACCTGTTACGACGGACAATAGTATCAATAAGATTAATGGGAGAAATTGGATTACATTTTTTACTACACTCATTACTTTCGCACTCATATCAGCCCCTTTTAATGTATATAATAATTCTGGTCTAAATATTCTATAGTATTCGGGCGATAAATTACATTCGCTCAATGAAGAACCCCATAATTTGTCTGGAAAAATTACAGATAAAAATGCTACAAAGAAGCCTATACTTGTAAGCATAGTAGTCAATATTAATAAACCAGTAAATATTATCATTGGACCAAAATATAGTCCAGGCATTTCTAACACATAACCAAGTATGGGAAATATTATTCCTGTTAAAAGCAAGAACGTTAGATTACTTAAGATTGGATTAAATTTGATATTATTTTGGAATCCTGTTGAAAATTTGCTCATTATTCCATTTAAAACTTTTCTTGTAAATAATACAGAGAACAAGAAATAGAAACTTAGTGTTTTCCCCATTACAGTCATATATTCACTGCCAGAATTTTCAATCGCATAATCGGCAATGTTGTATGGAACTGGTTTCCCACCGAATACTGTGCCGCTGTCCTGATTTACGGTTATACATTTCGCACCTGTACGTTCATATTCCGCAAACGTACTAACGATGCCCGTTAAAACATCTTTCGCTCCTCCCGACTGTTTCTTACCGCCTGATTGAGTATTTCTATCTTTAGCACAGGATTGATATGGGTAATGACATAAACTACCAGGGAACATATAATCAATTAGACTGATTTTGTCTGTTTTCCCTATATTCGCACATTTACTTTTATAATATATACAATCCACCGAATTACCGTAACGCAGCCAAAATTCATAAATAGTTCCAACTAATGCTGCTCCTAATAAACTAATCATGGAAAATAAAGCCAGTTTAAAGAATTTAATCATCTTATTATTGTCGTCAAACAGGGTATTATTCATACCCTGAATTGGTTCTTTATGGCATATATTACCTACATCACCTTCAAAACCCAGAAAATTTAAACCCGTGTAACTATCGGGTTTGCACCACTCGTCGCCCTTCGCCTTATCATTAAAGCAACAGCCTGTTTTTTCACCATTAGCATAAAAATCAGCCGAACATTTCTCAACCGCATCTGAATATTCCTGAAAACTATCGGGATTATCTTCCATCCATTTACTTAAATCTATCACTCCTGTTTTAGGGTCCGCGTATTTATTCGCACTTTTCGGCATACAACCGTTTGAATGTTTATGTTTATCTATGTCTTCCTTGTATAATTTTGTAACGCTCGACATTGTCGTTATATTAATATATGCTATTATAATAAATTAAAACGATTTAAATAATTTATGCTAAATTTAAATAGATGATGAGCAAAATTATTTCTAACGAAAAATATCTTGATTTCAAGGACGTGCTAATTCGCCCACGACCATCTACTATTAATAGTAGGAGTCTGGTCGACCTTACCCGCACATTTAAATTCAAAAATGACGTGTCTTGGACTGGTGTCCCTGTTATCGCCGCCAATATGACTTCCGTCGGCACACTGGGAGTATATAATACACTATGTAAGCACAAAATTCTAACTGGACTACACAAATTCGTTACACTTGACGACCTTAACCAATACAACGAAGAACACCCAGAAGAACCACTTGACCCCGACTACTTCGCAATCAGCACGGGAATTAGTGATAATGATTATGAGAATTTTACCAATATTATGGATAATTTTACCTGTAAGTGGATTATTATTGATATTGCTAATGGATATATTGAGAATTTCAAGACATATTGTAAAAAAGTAAGGGAGCGATACCCTGACCAAATTATTATTGCTGGTAATGTCGCTACTAAAGAGGGAGTTCAAGATTTAATTGATTGTGGTATGGATATTGTTAAAGTTGGTATCGGTGGTGGAAGTGCTTGCACTACAAGAATTCAAACTGGTATTGGTATGCCCCAACTCTCTTGTGTATTAGAGGCGTGCGAATCCCGCACCGATAAAACATATATTATTAGTGATGGTGGAATTACATGTCCGGGAGATATGGCTAAAGCCTTCGGTGGCGGGGCTGATTTTGTAATGGTTGGTGGTGTCTTTGCGGGACATGATGAAAACCCAGGTAAGTTAATTGAGGAAGATGATGGTAAAAAGTTCAAGTTTTTCTATGGTATGAGTTCGTCTTTTGCTATGAAAAATAATTATGCAGCTAATAACAATACTACTTACCGTTCATCCGAGGGAAGGGAGATTAAAATCAAATATAAGGGCTGCCTCGATGACACCGTTCAAAATTATTTAGGTGGAGTTAGAAGCACTTGCACTTATACTAACTCTCACTGTATCAAGGAACTATCTGATAATTGTCAATTTATGTTAGTTAATAACCAGTTCAACAGTAATCTGATTGGTTAAATAAATTTAAACACCACTAATTTAGATAATCCTGTATAAAATTATATTATTTTGTAAATATAATATAATATTATGAAATTTAACAACGCTATAAAGATATTTATCATAGGACTGATAATAGTTGTATGTTTATATATTTTATATTTTTCGTCAATATCAACCCGTGAAGGATTAGAAAATAATGAATGTACCAGTTGCGAAGTCAAACCCAGTTTAGGTAAGTGCATACCCATTAAAGATTTAAGTGTTAATGGATTCGGTGATAATATACAAAATATTGATTTTGATGTTATTGATACCAGTTATGTATTTTGTCCTTGGACGCCGAAATGTAATGACGTAAAAAATATTGTTACTCAAACCAAAAATCCCGAATTATTAGATGAAAATATACAAGATACTATTAACGACCCGATTAAATGTTGTCCTGAAGATACTTTTTACAAAAGTAATACCCTCAATATTAATATGCTACCACAATTTTTAAATATGAAAAATATATGTGCTAAAATTAATAGTAGTCCCAATTTAGCAGATATTAAAACTAAACTTGGCGATGATTATACACAACTCGCTGCTCTATGTGCTCAACCCGATATGAAAGGTTTATATTTTAATAAAGTGTCTAACACAAGCCCTACCGCAGTAAAGGGTTCGTACCAATACAAATTATTAGACGAGAGGACTGTTCCACTCGGTAATGATTATGTTTTACAGCCAAATGAATTGTTTAATTGTTTCGGTAATAAAAAACAATCTAGTACAGTAGCAGATTTAAGTTTCTCGCCTGCTAATATACAAGAATTTGAAACACATAACTTTATGGATGTTGATGCTAGTGCTTCATATACCACTATGCAGGATAATAAACAGCGTCTGTATCCCTCCATGCAAGATTTTGAAATGGAATTAAAAAATCTACCACCTCTCAATAAATCTGGTAATGTTCCCACAAGTGTTATTAATACATATTTGACAGCCATTAATGGATTTTATGAAAAGCAGTTTGCGAATATGATTGGAGCACAATCACACGCCGTTCCTCAAACATTACAATTTGATAATGATGGATTATCGAGCAAAACCAATACCTTTTTTGTATATGATGGAACCAAGAATAATACGTACGATTGTGAGCCCAGTATTACTGGTAATGATAAGTTTAAGTATTGCGGAACGCCCGCTGGCAATTTTATTTAAAAAACCCCATATTATCAGCAAAATATTTATATTTTCATTATATAAATATTTTTGAATATTTTAAAACTACATTAAACTTTCAAGCCATTTTTCGGCATCTTCATTAGTATCAAAAGTTTCACTGTAAGCAATTTTATTTTTTTTTATTGTTGCACGAAATGTTCCGCTCGGTGTTGTTGCTATAGTGCCTGTCCCTCGTTTTCTATATTGTTTATCATCTAAATCTGTTAATTCAAGACCATTTTCAAGTTCAAATCTGCGAGCGTTTAACCAGTCCCAACATTTATCTTCATTTACATTACAGAATTGATATTTGGTACCGTTTTTAGAAACACAACCGATATTAATAGTTTTATTAACCGATTGTGAGTTTTCCATAGCAGTAACCCACCTTAAATTGCTTGCCCTATTATCGGAGGGATTTTTATTTATATGGTCTACTTGTGGTAAATTATGAGGATTGGGAATAAATGCTGTAGCAAGTAATACACTAACATAAAATTTTTTAGGTTTTTTGTTGCATAAATTAATACGATAACGACCCTCTTCATTGAGTTGCTGTTTCATAATACGGTCTTTCTTATTTTTTACTCTACCACTGGTGGAAACAAAGTGATCGTAACCATCGATATTCTTCCATCGTTCTGCTGTATTATCGTCGTCCATTATACTCTTTATTAACTATATAAATATGTAATCAATTTTTTTATAATTATCACCAAAATATAAATATTTTCATTTATATATAAATACAAATGAAAAAACAAACAAAATATAACAATATGCAAATATTTCTCATAATTATAATAGTAATTTATTGTGTTAATGGTTTCAGTCGTGAGAGATATCACAAATTTTACCCAACTATTAATGTATATCCTAATAACTATACAGAGGTTGAATTAGTTGAAAAATTTGTTAGTGAAAAATCAATGGAAATGGATAATTTTATTATGAAGACCGATAGGAGCGTATCTTATGCGTTTGAAGAAATTGTGCCCGAAACAATTTATGAATTACAAGCAATTGAATCGGAAGCAGTTCCAGTCATTTTATTTTTCAAATCATTATTCAATAGAGCAAGACCCAAACAAATTAATAAGGATTTAAATGTGTATCCATCTATATCCGCATCAACACCAGCATATCCTTCGGGTCATACATATCAAGCCTATTATTTAGCCAAAAAATTAACTGATAAATACCCAGAAAAGAGAGAGAAGTTATATGAATTGGCTGAAAAATGCGGTCAAGCCCGAATTTATGGTGGATTACATTATCCAAGCGACCACGAATTTTCAAAATTATTAGTTAAAATTATATAAAACCTTGAGATATTATATATATAATGCTGGATTTGATACGAATGATAAATGCTACAGCCCTCAAATTAGAGCATAGCGAAGAAAATTTAAGAGAAGCAAAAGAAATTAATGATGGATTACGCAGTAAATTAACCAATCAAGCAAGACAGCACGCTGAATGTGCCGACGAATTAGTACACGAAAGTATAGAGATGCAGGATAAACTCCGTATATTAGAGGGAAAAATTCAGGAATTACAGGAAATTATTGATAAAAAATAATAATTTGAATACATTATGTAATTGACGGACAACCTATTAATATTTTTATTTAACTGGAATTCGTGAGGTGTCTCGGGGGTCTCGGCCATTTCGCCCGACGAGGTTGAGTTGTACTCTCTGTTAATCCCTCTAAACTATCCCATAAATTCCACCGCGGCTCATTTACGCCGTGAATATGTTGATACTCTAAAGTTTTTACAATTCCGTTATTAAATAAAATACAAATACGGTGGGTAGAATCACCAATAAATCTGATCCATACCTGTAAATCGGTATAATACTCATCTTCTAACTTACTTAAGACCGAATAAGTTAATGTTGTCCCGAAAATCCGTTTAAGTTCGCTATTTTTCACATCATTATATATGTAATGTTCTGTTTCTTCGTACTCGTTGATAATATCTATCGGCATATTTATATTATCATTTTATGAAATTTTTGAATTGTTTTCAATTTTATTTTTTATTATATTAAATATCAATTATTTCATATAAACCTTCAGCCTGTTCTGGTTTCTCATAGTTTTTTCTATACATATAAAGAGCAATTTTTGGAACAGGCTTCTCTCTTTGTATATTTCTATACATAGATTCCTCTAAAGTAGTATTTAAATGTATCAGGCGAACTGGAATGGCTGCTTTTTGAGCGATTTCTATAAATATTTGCCTCTTTTTAATACTTGAATGTGTCTGATCCAATATTAAAGATTTATCTGGATACATTTCAATAGCAGATTTGTATGCTTTTTTTAATTGACTTTCGGACTTATAATCGTCGCCATGTATAAGTATATAAGGTTGGTCTTTAAAGGTTTTTTCGGCAAAACTGGATTTTCCACTACCTGGATAACCCATCATTAACACAATCTCTCTATGGTCGGGAATAGACACGACTGATGGAGATGCTGCTGTTTCGGAAAAAGGAAACATTTGTTCTGGTGATACATATTTAATACCAGAATTAATAGCAAATTGTTTATCACTATCCGCAAAATCACCTGTGCGACCAAGTGCGTCCCCAACATAAAACGACTCCTTTTTATTCACTAATGCTCGTTTATCAATATATACATTATACATATAAGGTTCTGGTTTCTTAAATGCCTTATCAGTCTCAATAAATATATTTACTGGTAATTTTAAACTCGTGAAAACCTTAATAATCTGCTTTATTTTGAAACTGGTAGATTTTGATTGATTTGTGAAGATTACAATCGCATAGCCTTTCTTATAAATTTCTGTTAATATTTCAGGCACGTTTGGTCTTAACCACATCCAATCGTCTTCGTCCTTGCTAAATGTTGTTTTAGTTTTTGGTTTTACTAATGTATGGTCGTAATCAAACCCAGCCATTTTACTGCGATATGTAAAATTGTTAAGTTTTATGTTAATCATATGTCCGTCAATTGTAGTAGCCATTATTTATATAATTAACAGATTATAATTTTATAACAATTTCAAACAATTTTATTTTACATAATAAATAAAAATTGAATACAACAGCCATTTTTATAGGTTATTCGTATATATAATATGGAATTACATATCAAATTTCATTCTAATGGTATTAAACCATTCAATAAACTTTCTAATTTTGCGAATATAGAAGGTGGTATTGAATTGGGTGGTTTAATATATCCTTCAAGCGAACATATGTATCAATCACAAAAATTTGTAGATAAAAAGCGATTTAGTCTAGAAGGTGATTTGGGTATTTGGTCTGGTTTTGGTTTAGTAAGCGATAAAACTATGGATTATTGGAAAAAAAAGGATAATATTGGAATCATAGCAAAAATGGCGACCAGTAAAAAAATGATACTTGAATTAGGTTTGATTAAAATAGAAGGTTTTCAATCAACACACGAATTATGGAATACAATTTTAACTAAAAAATACGAAGTGAAGGAATTTGAAGAAATTCTAAAAAAAACAGAAGGACTATATCTATTAGAATTTGATAGGAATGCTGTAAAACGGGGTTCATTTTGGGGCGGTAATAGTGTTGATAATGTTTTATATGGGGAAAATACGATGGGTAAATATCTAATGAAAGTAAGGGACAACTTATAAATATTATATTAAATAATATAAAAGTAGCGAAAAGTAGCGAATATACATATTACACCATATTACATAATAAAAATAATATTGTTTAAAAGTGTGTTTTTTTTGAATTTCATAAAGTTAAATTTTTTTAGGAATTAGACATTTTAAAAATGTCCTAATTTCATATCTCATATAAAGTTTGTAAAATGAGTGAAATATGCCTATTTTTGAGAGATTAAACCTTTATGTAGTGATATAAGATATATAAACGATAAATTTGATGAGACCATAAATATTATTTTCTAAAAAAACAATTTAGAGATTTTTTTATATCCTTAAATATAAGGATGGACGAGGATAAAAAAGTCGTAAATGTCGTTAATAAATTTAATTGTATATGTTGTGATTATAAATGTAGTAGAAAATATGATTATGATAAACATTTATCAACGCAAAAACACAAACAAGCGTGTAATAGGACGAACGAGGATAATTTGGGGACGAATGAGGATAAAAATGTCGTAAATGTCGTAAATGTCGTAAATGTAAAATTCGCTTGTGATTGTGGTAAGACTTATAAATATAAACGAGGTTTATGGAATCATCAACAAAAGTGTAATTATGGAGAACCATTATGTGTAGAAATTCAAAAACCCACAGATGTCTCTGCTGATATGGTTGCCGTTTTGATGGACCGATTAGATAAAAAGGACAAACAGATGATAGAACAACAGGAGAAACACAGTAAGGAAATGTTAGAACAAAATGAGAAACAAAGTAAGGAAATGTTAGAACAAAATGAGAAACAAATGGAAGTATTAACCACTACTTTTAAAGATATGGCGGGCAATATGGGTAGTCATAATACTACAAATAATACCAATAATCAATTCAATATTAATATGTTTTTAAATGAAGAGTGTAAAGACGCTATTAATATGAGTGATTTTATAAAATCTATACAAGTATCGTTAGACCAACTTCAATACACAACCAATAATGGATTAGGTAAAGGAATTACAAAAGTAATTATGGATAATATGAATAAATTAAGCAAATACGAGCGACCTTTACACTGTAGCGACTTAAAACGGGAAACCATCTATATAAAAGACAACGATAAATGGGAGAAAGATACAAATAAAGAGAAACTAAAGAAAGCGATTAACAAAACATCAAACAAAAATTATACAGCATTATCAGAATGGACTAAAGAGAACCCTACATTCATGAAACAAGATGATAAACAGATGTTTTATGCGAAGTCTATGTCTGCTATGGGAAAACCTATTACAGGTGTTGAAGATAAGATAATTAAGAGTATATGTAAAGACAATCAGGCAAAAGAATAAATACACACCATATAAGGTTATTAAATACATTATTAATAGAACATAATGTATTTAATTTTTAGTTAGAATTTTCATATTTACCACAAATATTTATGGCTTAATATTTTGGCGTTATAATAGCCTTTGGATTTCTTTTTTTCTTTTGCGATTGCTTCACCTCTTTTTTTTGTGCCCGAATGTCTTGAGAAATAATTTTGCATTCGTTTTCTGGTGTTATGGTTTTTGTGCGCGTATAATTTTAAGGGAGTTCTATCTTTATATTGTGCGTAATCGGATGCGCCAAAATGGATTGTTCTTACTTTTTTAGTTTTTTTATTTTTAATCGATGCCGTGTATTTTTTTTTGGCTGGACCCCGTTCAAATTTTATAATCGTTTCTTTCATTGATATTATATATTATTTTATTTTTATAATATATAAAATATGGAGGTTCCAAAAACATATATACCCACGAGATTAACTAAAAAGGATAAGAAGACTATTAAGAAGGAATTGAAAAAATCTATTAGGAATTATAAAAAGGGGAAATACATAACGAGGAAGAAAGTTAAATCTTTCAAATCTAAAAAATCGGGACACATATCAAACGCAGAGAGAATATACAAAATAAATAACCTATCTGTTAATGCAGAGTTAGTTAAAAAAACCAAGTGCTCTAAAAAAACACTTGATACTATTCTAAAAAAAGGACTGGGTGCTTATTATTCGTCTGGTTCCAGACCCAATCAAACACCTCATTCGTGGGGATATGCTCGTTTGGCGAGTGCTATAACTGGCGGTAAAGCCTCGGGCGTAGATTATAAACTATTAGAAAATGGTTGTGCCGCAAATTCAACCGCTTTAAGATTAGCGAAAAAAACAAGGAAACTTCGGGACAGAACAAGAAGAATCCATAAAGTTTTACTTTAGCGACTGTATATTAAATCGGCTGTTCCAGATTGGAACCTTAATATATTAAATCTCTCTTCCATCACAGTAAGATTGTAATTATATGTGTAAATACTTGTTGGTTCTTTGCTAGTGGCGATTACATCACCTGTCTGTGGGTCGCAAATAGTTGTGAAAGTAACATTAGAAAGGTCAAGTGGGGGATTACTATGATTATTAAATTCAAATTCAATATTTTTAAATTTATTAGTATTAAATGCTCCGCTGGGCTGATATTTGCGTTGGTCGGTACTTAACGAAAAATTGTAATGATATAACCCATCACAAGAATTACCCTGTGTCTTATTATATTTTTCAATTTTATAATAAACGCCCGTAGGTAATGAATTCTCTCTGTATTTACCGTCCATTATGATTGCGAACTCCTTCATAATTTCCTTTTTGTTGGTCTGTGCGTATATAGATGGTTGATATCCAGTAATAAATATGTTTTTAGATGTATCGTTGGTTTGATATATGTTATTAGTCGTATAGAATACAGGAGTATCGCCAGAGACTGTGCTGGTTAATTTTTGAAGGCTGTTAGGTAATATATTTTCATAAGGCCAATTAGTATAATTAGACCATTCATTTCTTTTATATACATCATCACGCTGATTATACCACATCCAATTAGAAATTAAGCCGTTACTTTCCAGATTTATCTTGTTGGATTTATTAACTCTCTCAAATTTATATTCATAAACCTCTTTAATTAAGTATTCCTGTGTATTATTAGCAAACAATGTTCGCTCAATAGTATCCAAGAAGCACTGGGTAGTCATTAAATGTATATCGGTGTTAATATTTGTCCGTTGGTCTTCATAAACGGTTTCTGCTACTATATCTCTAATTGGTGGTTGCTGGATAAATCTATAGAAACCATAGCGTCTATCCTTATTTTGCTCTGCCTGTACTCTCGGTATTTCATTATAATTATTGTATGATAGGTCATATAATACATCTTTGACTGTAAATAATGATTGTAGTGGTTTTAATGTAAAATGAATTTCTAACTCGGCATATTGTAAGCAGACTAATGGTAAAGCCATACTTGTTAATAGAGAGAACCATGTATTTAATGGGATAAATAAAGTGTGGCTTGAGATAGATGGTTCTATGGGGTCAAGATTATCATCATCCATTCTAAACGCATTTGGGTAATTATTATCACGATTAGAATAATTAGCAGGATCATTTAGTTCGGATACATTACCAGTCATTATATTGAATAGTTCTTTCTTTGCATTATCAAAATCACGCTCTACGGCATTACGCAAATAATTACCAGAGAATTTTTGAATAGTTCGTCCGCCGATAGTGAAGGTGACTTCTTCGATTAATTGCGAACCGATGTTTTTAATCCATTGAAATTCATATGGTCTGTATTCAGGGATTGAATTTTCAATGTGTTTATATACGGGACTCCATATATTGGGTAGTTTAATTACTAAATATGTATCTATCAATAAATCGCCGTATCTCGGCATTTTGAAACTAACATTAGTATTTTGTGTTAGATGTATATTAGTTTGACCTTGCTGGTCTACTCTATACTTTTGAAGACCGAAATTAGTGTATTTGCTATATTTCGCCTTCCAGAAACTTTTAGTTGGGTTGCCGTTTAATATTATATTTTGATTTCCTACTGCGATTAAATTTAATAGTCCTCCCGCCATTATATATAAATAATTATACTTTTATTTATTATAAAATTTAATAAGTGTTATATAATAAAAAAAATTATATTGATATAATTTAACATGAGTGATTCTTTAAACAAATTAGGAAATGCACTAACGAGTAGTGTAAAAAATGGTGTAAAAAGTGGTGTGGATAGTCTGGGTGTTAATATCCCAAAAAGTTCTACTACTATTTACATACTCCTTGCTTTAATAATAGTTGGAAGTATAATTTTTATGGTAATAAGTTGGATATTATATACATTAAATAAAAAAGGTGCGGCGTGTAAGAAATTAGACGCTCTATATTTAGATAATAGTAAGCATAAAACATATTCGTTTCTAACGCCGCAGGGTACTGTGAAGGGTGATGCGATGCAAGATGGTCGCCCCAAAAACTTTTTTGATAATCCCAATTCAAGTTTGCTGAAAAATTATTATATTAAAACGGCTTATAATGCTTGTTGTGGTGATGGTTATAAAAACAATTTTGTAAATATATGTGCTTTAGAAAAATGCATAATGTTGGGTGCTCGCTGTCTGGATTTTGAAATATATTCTTACAACGGAGAACCAATTGTAGCGGCTTCAACTGCTAATAATAATTCCATCAAAGAAACATACAATTTTATTAAACTGTATGATGTATTAAATTTATTAAGCGCCAGGTGTTTTGATGAAGAATTCAATCAGTGTTCTAATGACCCTATGTTTTTACATTTTAGAATTATGAGCGAAAATGCTGTGATATACGACAAATTCGGAGAGTATATTAAGGATAATCTGGTTGCTGGTAAAGATAATATAGTGGATATCAAAAAGTTCAATTACAAAAACTCAAACCAGGATGAATTATTACAATCACATATTGCGTCGGGAGAATTTGATAAGAAATTCGTGGTAATGGTGAATACGATGCATGTTCCTATATTAGATACGAGTAAATTAGCGGAATACGTCCATATTCGGTCTGGTTCATCTACGATGCGTTTTTTGAGGTATGAAAACCTTGTGGCGTCTGGAAAAAATAATCCACTGATGGTTGATGAGTCGCATAGAAGTTTGGCTATTGTTTTACCAAATATAGACAATACTTTAGATAATTTTGACCCATTATTACCATTTAGTAATGGTTGTCAATTTGTGGGTATGAAATTCCAAAATATAGATAATAATCTGCTTGGATATTACAAAATGTTTAAGGAAAGTGGTAATTTTTCGTTCGTTTTAAAGCCTCGTGATTTACGCAAAGATATTATAAAGAGTGAGCCTGCTGCGACTGATAGCCCATTAGACGCACAGACATCATTTTCATTAGGATATCAAT